TCTCGACTGCATCTCTATAAGTCTTGTAAGCTTCTGACTGAGCTTTAATTTGACCGAGTGAACCTTGCTTGATGTGTTTGCTTTTAGCGCGCCAGCTCGCAGGCTGATAAACTTCATTGACCAGCTGCACATATCTCGCGCTGATTTCATTCCATGAACAACCGACCTGGTGCTTCATCCATTGTCTAAGCACAAAGATCGGCGCTTTGATCCTGAACGTAAAATAAACATGTCTGAATGGTGACGTGTGTTTATGACTCCATAAGTACCTTATGAGCTTTTCATCATTGTCATCGATCTCCGTGATGTGTCGACCAAATGACACACGGGCCGCATTAACAACTTGGGTTAAGTCTCCACTTTTGGAGATGAGCTGAATAAAGTCTTGTGTCTGCATTAATTATATCCTAATGTAATGTATTGCAATGTATTGTAAAGGAGTCGCATGAGTAACTTAATCACTCGACAAATCAGGCTAGAAGCTGAGCAAGTGCGCTTTATTGAGTCACTAGCCAGCATTAAAGAGCAAACTAAATCACAAGTCTATAGGCGAGCGTTAAGCCTAGGCATTGAGCAGCTCAAAAGAAACCAAGGAGTGAGCAATGGCGCAACAAAGGAGAATGGCCTCAATTAAATCAATCGTCAAATACTGGACTAGTCATGAAGGTTTTGAGCGTATTGAAGAGATTGAACAAGATTTAAATATAGACCTTGGAGACTTTAAAAGAACACTAATCAAATGCAGAGACTTAAAAGAGTCTAGATGCTGGGCGTGTACAGCAAAGCTTTCAAGCGTTCCCATGTATGAAGAAGCATACACAGGAATAGAAAGATGCCACATCATACCAAAGATGATCGGAGGGCCAGACGAAGCGCACAATTTAATCTTAATGTGTAGGCGATGCCATAAAGCATCACCAACAACACCCAGAAAGGAAGTGCTTTGGAAGTGGTTAGAAGGCGCATTAGAAAGACAATCAAAACACATAAGAGAAGCTTGGGAACAAACCAGTTCATGCATCAGAAAAAGACTTATAAGCACCGTGATAGATCTCCAAAACGAAAGCCCAGAGGCACCAAAGTTTATCGATGACTGCTGTGCATTTATGGAACATCATGAAGAGTTTTTCAATTTTAAGGAGATAGAAAGCAGCTTGCAAAAACTACTTTTTAGACCTGACCGACATGTTCAAGATGCATGGGTGTGGAAAGAGTATTTAATGCAACTAGCCATCAAGCTTGATGAAAGAGTAAGAGATGTTCTCAAAACGCAAACAGAAGAAGCCTTAAAGAAAGCTGAACAAGCACTAGCAAGCGCAGAGCTTAGAAAGATAAATCAAGAAACAACATGCTATGAACAAGGTGACCAAATGGAGTTATTTTAATGAGCTTAAAGCAGAAAGAGACAAATCAAAAACTGATTGATGCAATATTCCATTATGAAAAAAGCTTAAACTTAAGCTGTAAAAAGCCAAAACACCAAACCAAAACCAAACGCATTCAAACACCAAAAAACAAAAGAACCAAGAAACCGCGCAAGTATAAAGCGATCAGAGTTCCATTTAATGAACGAGAGTTTAACGCACTTGCTGAACTTGCTGAGCTTACAGAGTGCAGCAAACTTTCTATAATTAGATATGCAATACAAGAACAGCTTAAAATTGAAAGGGCTAGAATCAACAAATGGCATCATTAAATCAAATTCAAATAATCGGAAATCTAGGACAAGACCCAGATTTAAACGAATCAGGCATGAACAAATACGCACGTTTTTCAGTTGCGACCTCTGAGAGTTATAAAGACTCAAATGGCGAGTGGCAGACAAAAACAACCTGGCACAATGTGCAAGCGTGGGCTTCTCAATATCGCGATCTTGCATCAAAGGCTATGAAGCTGAGAAAAGGCAACAAGGTTTATGTTTGTGGCTCAATGAAAAGTTACAAATCAAAGGAAGGCGTGACATATTGGTCAATCAAGGCAACTGACATTAAGCGACTTGATAAGCCTCAAGATCAGCCACAAGATCAACCACCAGCAGCTCAACAACAGTCTGCAAATGACTCATGGGGTCAACCTCAAGCTTCGAATCCTTGGGGCCAATCTGCTGAAAAGCCATGGGGTTCATGATGAGTAAAGACTTAAAAGGGCTTGAAGGTTTAGCAGCTCGAGAAGCAATGCCTTCTAAGATTGTTAAGACCAAGACAACGCCTACACGCGCGAGAAACTATATTAAGAAGACTCCTGAGCGACTCGACACGATATGTCAGCACATCACAACAGGCATCACATTTAAAAGCGCTTGCGCCTTATCTGGCATCTCAGATGCAACTTTCTATAGATGGAGACAAGAAGATCCAGAGTTTGAAGCAGACGTGCAAAGAGCAACCGCACTATCTGAACAGGTCTTACTCGGTCACATCTCAGAAGCCGCTTTGATGGATTGGCGAGCAGCTGCTTGGATACTTGAGCGCAGAATGCCAGATCAATACTCAGCAAAGAGAGACATCGAGGTTAACGTAAAAGAGAATCACATAGTGGAGACAATTCAAGCCATAGTACAGCAGACAAGCGAAGACTAAACAGTATGCTCTCACTCGCGAACCTCTCAGTATGTGCCCATGATTGGGCAGTTGCTCAGCTTACACTTGAGCTAAACACTCGAGCTTATAACTCAGCAATTGGTGGTTATAAAGTGCAGACTACTCAGAGATTTGACCCGAGCGATATCATTGTTTTAAACGCTCAAGGGCAACCATGTTTACACATCGAAGTAAAAACCGAATGCAGGAAAGAGCAATGGGGATTCACTAAAAACTTAAGGCGCAATATAAAACACGTTGAGAACTACATAAGCAGAGGTGATCTAAGTTGCCCAGTTTTATTAGTTCAATGTCACATTCTTAAGCGAGATAATGAAGAGAGCAAAGATTTATTAAGGATGATCACAGACGCAGCACCTGATTACTCATTGATCAATGCTCGAGCTACTAAATGGTCGGCTGTGCTTTGGTCTTCACCAAGCATAAAGCATTGGTTGATAGGTGACACGCTTAAGGCCATAACCTCAATTATGTATAATGGCGTTGATCAGTTCATGAGGTCAGCTCAGCACAATTGGGAAGAGATATGATCAAACTCAATCCATTACAAAAAGAGATGATCAAAGCTATCAGACGCGAAGACAAATTAATCTCAATCCAATCGGGATGGGGAGCTGGTAAATCATCAGGTCTAGTTTTTGCCTTGATCTATGTAATGGCGACCAGGCCCGGCTGCCGGTTCCTATTTGTGACTGATACTTATGTCCGTCTTCAAGGCGTTGTCAATCCGGAGATCTCCAAATGGTCTGACAAGCTCGGTCTTGGTTGGACTTACAACCAACAGTTGAGCGTCTGGCATGATCCGACAACGGGATCAAGATGTCATCTTAAGAATTATAATCGAGCGTCAACTCAAGTCGCGACCATGAATCCTTTAGAAGGTATTAATGCAGATGGTGGAGTATGTTTTATTGATGAGGCTCAGGTTTGGAAAGACTCAGAAGTATTCAATAAAGCCATGGGTCGATTGCGATCAGACAAACACAAACCTATAGTTATGATCTGCGGCTTGCCTGTGGTCGATGCGTGGTGGGTTGAGCTTGCAGAGCAAAGCGGATTCAATCCTCTAAAGTTTACAAGCTACGCGAATCAAGATAACCTTAGTGCTGAATGGTTCGAGTCTCTTAAGCTGTTACCCGAGGATGAACGCCTTGCTATGGTGATGAATCAACCCAAACCTCCAAGCGGTCAAGTCTATTCTGAGATAGGCAACGATCACATTATTAAGGATTGGGAATATAAACCAGAGATGACGGGCCGGCTCGCGATTGACTACGGATTCAGGAAGCCTAGCGTGTTGATCATCTGCTATGATGAAGAGCGTCAAGCGTCTGTGATCTGTGGTGAGATCAATCCTCAGGAAGTTACAATTGAGCAGCTCAGCAAACTGATTTTAGCGATTGCATGGCCTCGAGAATTAAAAGATCAAGCTCCAGGTGATAGGATTTGGATTGACTCAGCAGTCTGCGATCCTGCTGGACTTGCCAGATCTGATCAAACTGGGCTTAGTGCGATCAAAGTGATTCGGCGTCTACCCAATGATGGCGGGATAGGCGTGCCGGTCAAGTATACAACTGATCCAGTTAGACGCAATATATCCAATGGCGTGATGAGGCTTAAGCGTGCTTTAAGTCGTAAGCAGTATTTAATCACTGATGAGGTGTGGCGAGCAGGTCAGAACGCAAGTGGTAACAGCTTGAGAAAAGCAATCGCTTCTTACTCATGGGATAAAAGCAAAGACCTACCAAAAAAGGACGAACGCGAAGACCCTTTAGACGCGTTAAGATATGACTGCATTATGCATTATTGGGGAATCGACTATCGTGGACAAGCAAGAACAACATCTAGAAAAACAAGAGCAAAAAGACGCAACGTCAAAACAGGAGGCAGCCGGACAACTGGATTCTGAAGTGATTGCAAAGCTTATCAACCAGATCGTCTTGGATCGGTCTGATGGGCTCAGAGACGAATCTGTTGAGCTTGTATCGACCATCATCATGGAGCTTTTTAATAAAGAACTTGACAAGCTTGAAGAACAGCTAGAAGAAGAGCGAGTTGACAGAGACCAATAAGAGTGTGATATTATCTTTCTGATAATTATCTTTTAGATAATCTCTGATCGAGGTGTCAATGTCACACAAAGAGCATGAGACAGATAAGGCGTATATCAAAGCACCTAGACCTAGGTTTGTGTCTAAAGGTATCAGTGGAACGTCTTTAAGTGGTGGTGTGATATCGGGCAAAGAGCGCAATCCCCAGTTATATGGGCGAGCTTGGGTTGATGCTTGTGAAGAGATGCTGAGAACCGATCCGGTTGTGATGCGTTCGTGGTCAATGCTCAAGGGAACTCTTCTTAGTGCGTCTTGGTATTTTGAACCCGGCATCAAAAACAATCCAGCATCTGAAGAATACGCAAGATATGCAAACGAGGCTTTTGGCTTTGATGGCTATTCAGGCCAGATGTCAAAATCATTTGAAGAGCAACTAAGTTACCTATGGGACTTTATACCCTTAGGTTACAGGTACGCAGAAGAGATCTACAGAGTCGGCCTAGACAGTGAAGGCCGTCAGCGCATCTGGCTTGATCACTTTGC